CCACCGGGAGTCTCGTCAACTAACGTAGTAGTACCGCTAAGTATCTTGTTGTTACCTACAGAAAATACTGTAGTGTTTCCAGCATTGTCTTCAAACTCTTTGATTGCTCTGATCTTTGCAGAGCCTAACTCAGTCTTATCTGTTGTAATAACACTGTAGCCTTTACGTGACGCAATACGACCACGCTTGTCAATCACTGCGTTGTCAGCAATGTCAGCAAACGAAGGGTCTTGAGCCAGCGGAGAATCTTCTGTATTGATTCCCTTAAACGCTGGTGCAACAAGATTAATACTTTGTAATTGTTGAGCCATAGCTACCTCACGGTACGTAGAAGATTACTTCTTCTGGGTGCTTCTGAGCATCTAATGCAATAGCGTCAGACAAGTACTGGTTAGCAATGTTAAAGTACTCAGGAGCAGAAGTACCACCTGTCTCACCACGTTCACGAGCTAGGAAAGCAATAGCCAAGTGCATTACAGGCATAGCAGGTACTAACAAGTCGTCAGCGTCAGCAGACAAGTCAGCACCACGCAGCACACAGTTAAACCTAAGTGTGTACACGCCGTCAGGCTTTGGGTAAACATCAATCTGAGTATCACCGTCACTGTTTACACCGTTGTACGTAAAGAACTTTGGAGAGCCTTTAATTGGGTCTTCTACTAGATACTGTTCATCAAAGTACTTAGCAGGTCTATACTCCATAATTATATTAGACGTGTCGTTAATAACGTTTAATTCTTTGATTCTGTTCTGACTGCCAGTAAGGACGTAATTGAAGATGTCGTCAGTAGTAGTAATCGTTAGGGTAGTCCTTAGTGCCGACCAGTCCCAAGAATCTTCTACAATACGCTTTGCGTCGTTAACAAAGTCACCTACCATCTTTGAATATGTGTTGCTTTGTACGGACGCTACTTCTTCTTCACGAAGACGGCGCAATACGTTGTTAACTAAGTTAAGGTATGTCATACGAGCATTCCTTTTTGTCTACCTAAAAATTGATTAAGTTCATCCAAAGCACTTGTTTGTTTTTGTGGAGTAAGCGCTATAGGTGTTAATGGTTGAAACGGACTAAGACCTTTTAAGAATGGGTCAAACGGTATAGGATCTGGTCTAGCCAACTGAGCAGCTAACTGCTGTTGTTGTTGTCCTAAACCTAATAACCCCATGCCTAAACCAGCACCTAAGCCTGCAACGCCTTCGCCAAGGCCTTCAAGACCACGACCAAGGCCACTAACGTCTGACGCTAAGCCACCAATCTGAGTGCCTAAATCGCCTACTTGACTGCCTAACTCACCAAACCGTTCTTCAGTGCTTTGTTGGAAAGCCTGCTGTGCTTCTGCTTGGCTAATCTGACCAGCCTGTAATGCTTCAATGTCAACGTTTACGTCAGAAAACAACTCGTTAACAGTGCCACCAAACTCCTCAAACTGCTGACGTGTATTGGCGTCTAACTGTTCAATGTCGCCTTGAGCGTTAATGATTGCTTGTTGTAAGTTACGACGCTCTTCAGTTGCTTGTTCTTGGCCTGTAGCAATACCAGCAATAGATGACTCTAACTCAGATTTAACATCACTAATGTTGGTACCTAATTGGTTAAGTTGAGCGTTTAACGCACCCTCTACAGTTGATAACTGGCGCAACGTATTGGCTTCTACGCCTGTTATTTGAGAAAGCAAACGAGCCTCAGCTTCTGTTAACTGACGTGCTTGTCCCGCAGCTTGCGCGGCTAATGCGTTTTCAAGACTCCTTTGTACGTTTTCAACTTCTGCGCCTGTTGCAAAACCAGCACCTTGAACAATGCCTTTAACATCTTCAGGAGTTAAACCTTCAGGGAATTGAATGTTGTTAATTGCTTGCTCAACAATACCGTTAACTTCGCTTGGAGTAATTCCTTCTGGAAAATTAATGTTTGCAATAGCTTCATTTACAACTTGACCGACTTGCTCAAGAGTTACGCCTTCTGGAAGATTTTCCAAAGCACGTTCAACAACAGTCTCTACATCCTCTGTTGTTATTGGAGGCTGAGCTGCTGGAACACCTGTACCGCTACCTGTCCCAAGGTCTAAGTCTGGTTCTGGCTCAGGTGGTGGCTCAGGCGCAGGTGCAGGAGTAGAAGCAGGCGGCGCTGCCGGTGGTGCTGCAGGAGGCGCTGCCGGTGGTGCTGGTGGTGCCTCGGGTGGCGGAGCAGGCGGCAACGCAGGTGGTGCTTCTGGCGGTGGTTCAGGAGGGAAGTACTCACTAAACATGCCTGTTGTTATTGGTGCTTCTGGTGCTGGCGCAGGTGCTGGCATCGGAGCTGGTGCTGGTGCCGGAGCTGGTGCTGGAGCTGGCGCTGGAGCTGGCGCAGGCTGAGGTGCCGGAGTTGGTGCCGGTGCAAAACTAGGGTCGTCTTGCCGTGTAGGATCTGGCGATGGTGACGCAGTACCAGCATCTCCTGCTTGTTGTTCTGGTTGTTGCTCTCTTTCTGGCTCTGGTTGAGGTTGCGCTTCTTTTACTTCAGGAGGAACAGTTTCTTCCGTATAAGTAATTGTTACCTCACTAGCAGGCTCATAAACATAATAATATTCACCATCAAAATATACATCCTGTTGTGCAAGAGGGTCGTTTTCTGATCCATATATAGTGCCTCTGTATTCTTCGCTTCGAGGAACATAGGTGCTTGCATAACCTCTTTCTGTCCCACCTTCAGGTTGTTCAATCTCAAAAGGATCATATCCAAGTTGACCCGTAGCAATTCCTGTTAATTCACTTATTAACTCAGGATCGTTTACTTCACTACCATCTGCGGAATACCACTGGCCTGCTTCTTGATAATACTCAAGATTGCCGTCTGAATTGTAAATACCATCTTGGCCTAACTGCTCTGTAGCAAGTAAAGTTTCTCCTTCTTGGTCAAAATAGTTAACAGACCCGTCGGCATTAATTCTTGCAACTCCGCCAAGCTCATAACGATTGCCGTTGGTGTCAACATAATCGCCTTCTGATGTATACCTAAGACCTGTAATGTCTGACTGAAGTAGCCTATTTCCATTACTATCTACATAGTATCTAGACGTTCCAACATCCGACTCATCAAACGCTGAACGATAACTAAGTCCGCTTTCTGTTGTATCAGTAGTTAAGTCAGATGTAGTATCTGCTAGTTCTGAGTCTGCATCGTCAACAGAACTAGCCATAACATCTTCAATAGAAGGGCCGCTAGTAGCAGGGTCTATAGGGTCTACCGAATAAGCATCTTCAATAATTGAGCTAATACTTCCTTGCAGAGCTTTAAGAGAATCACTCATAGAAGATGCTTCTTGTTCTGCAAGAGCTGCTCCTAAAGATTCACCAAGCGTAGACTCCATAGTTTCTAATGTTAAGTTTTCAATTTCCCTTGCTCTTGCTTCATTCCATCTTTCTTGAGCTTCTGCGTTTTCTTGGCTTTGATCAAACCAATCAATAAATTCTTCAGCAGTAGTTATTAAGCCAGATGTAATAACTTGGTTAAGATCAATGTCGCCTTCAATAACGCCCTGTCTAACTGCGTCTTTAACCATTGAAGACAAAATATTATCAACAGCTTCATTACCTGTAGACAAAGACTGAACTACGTCTTCAGGGACAAGACCCGTTAAAAAGTCGCTAACTGCACCAGTAATGCCGCCAGTTACAGCAGATTGAAGGATCTGCTCTGGATCTATTTCACCTGTAGTTACGCCATTAACAATAGCTGTAGACAAAGCACCTTTTAATGCGCCTATTGATGCGCTTGTTGCCGCAGATGCTGTTCCTGATGCTGCAAGGCCAGCCGCACCCAATGCCGCACCAGCGCCTGCTGTTAACATAATAGTAGCAACCAGCTTAACTGCATCACCTATGCCAAAGCTGTCGTCAACTTTTTGTACTTTACGAGTAACAAACCCAGAGCCATTCCACTGTGCGCTCCAAATGTCACCGTCTTCGCCAACAAAACGACCAGCAGAAAGCGCCTCAGGATTTATGCCATATTTTTCATTAAGAGCTTTAACAGCTTCTGAGTTAGAAAAACTGTTGTACAGACCAATAGAGCTTCCAGCCTCAGCTTCTGGCGTAAATAATTCGTAATCAGATGTAATGTCTACAGTAGTAGTAGTTCCATCAGGCAAGGTAATAG